TAGGTGCGTTTACTCCGATCGGGCAGGCATTCGGTGGGGCCGCGTGGGGATCCTATGCAATGCAGGCAGGTATTGGTCTTATGGCTGGCGGTATCATTCAGATGCTATCCCCACAATCACCTGGACTCGCCAGCAAACAAGATGCAGATAATCAGGCATCCTATGCGTTCGGGGGCGTGACAAATACCGCAGCGCAGGGTTATCCGGTACCGCTGCTTTACGGTAAGCGTCGTATCGGCGGGGCAATCATTTCAGCGGGCATTTACGTTGAAGATCAGCAATAAATAGAATCCTATCTTTTCTAAGGTCACCTTCGGGTGGCCTTTTTTATGGACGCAATATGCCAACAGCAACCGCAATTAAGGGCCGTAAAGGGGGCAGCTCAGAGGCCCGCACGCCAGTCGAGCAACCGGATGATTTACAGTCGGTCGCTAAAGCAAAGCTGCTCTTCTCACTGGGTGAGGGAGAGTTCGGTGGTGGGCTGACCGGCCAGACTATTTTCGTCGATGGCACACCGGTTGAGAACGCAGACGGATCGAGCAATATCAGCGGCGTTTACTGGGAGTTCCGACCGGGTAACCAGGCGCAGGGTTATATTCAGGGTCTGCCAGGCACTGAAAATGAAATCAATGTGGGTACCGAATTACATAGCGCGACCGCCTGGGCGCACACCTACACCAACACGCAGTTGTCAGCGGTGCGCCTGCGTCTGAAATGGCCTTCGCTGTTCAGGCAGGAAGATAATGGTGACCTGGTGGGCAACTCGGTTAAGTACGCTATCGAACTGCAAACCGACGGCGGAGCATTTAAAACGGTGCTGGATACCGCTGTGACCGGCAAAACCACCTCGGGCTATGAGCGCAGCCACCGTATCAATCTGCCGCAGGCCGGGACCTCCTGGACAATCCGCGTTCGTAAGCTGACCGCAGATGCTAACAGCGCGAAGATTGGCGATACGATGACGATCCAGAGCTATACGGAGGTTATCGACGCCAAGCTGCGTTACCCCAATACCGCTTTGCTGTATATCGAGTTCGATTCCAGTCAATTTAATGGCTCTATCCCGCAGATCGCCTGTGAACCAAAGGGGCGGGTGATCCGGGTGCCGGATAATTATGACCCGATAACCCGGTCATATTCCGGCACCTGGTCCGGCGCGTTTAAATGGGCGTGGACGGATAACCCGGCGTGGGTGTTTTACGATCTGGTGATCACCGAGCGCTTTGGTCTCGGCAACCGGCTGACCGCCGCGAATATCGATAAGTGGGAGCTGTACCGGGTTGCGCAGTACTGCGATCAACTGGTGCCGGACGGTAAGGGCGGCAGCGGGACCGAGCCGCGCTATAAGTGCGACGTGTACGTACAGAGCCGCAACGAGGCCTATACCGTGCTGCGCGACTTTGCGGCCATCTTTCGTGGCATGACCTACTGGGGCGGCAATCAGATTGTTGCGCTGGCCGATATGCCTCGCGACGTCGATTACAACTACACCCGCGCCAACGTTATCGACGGTCTGTTCAACTATTCCAGCAGCACCGCAAAAACGCGCTATACCACCGCGCTGGTCTCCTGGTCCGATCCGGATAACGCTTATGCGGATGCGATGGAGCCGGTATTTGAGCAGGAGCTGGTTGCCCGCTACGGCTTCAATCAGCTGGAGTTGACCGCTATCGGCTGCATCCGTCAGTCGGAAGCAAACAGAAAGGGGCGCTGGGGCATCCTGACAAATAACAAAGACCGCATGATAACGTTCGGTGTTGGTCTCGACGGCATGATCCCGCAGCCTGGCTACATCATTGGTGTTGCCGATGAGCTGTTGTCCGGTAAGGTAACTGGCGGGCGCATCCGTTCGGTAAATGGCCGCGTGATCACCCTGGACCGCAAGCCCGACGCAGTGGCCGGTGATCGGCTGCAGCTTAACCTGCCTTCAGGAGCCTCACAGGGCCGCACCATTCAGTCCGTCACTGGTAATGCTGTCACCGTCAGCACCGCATACAGCGAAACGCCGGAAGCGGAAAGCGTGTGGATTGTGGAGTCAGACACGCTGTACGCGCAGCAATACCGCGTGGTGAGCGTTTCAGATAACAACGACAACACGTTCACCATTACAGCTGCTTATCACGATCCGGATAAGTACGCCCGGATTGACACCGGCGCAATCATCGATCAGCGCCCGATAAGCGTTGTTCCGGCTGGAAGCCAGTCGGCACCGGCCAATATCCATATCAGTACTTTTGATGTGGTGAGCCAGGGCATCAACGTGCAGACCCTGCGTGCGGCGTGGGACGGCGCCGCCAGCGCCATTTCTTACGAGGCGCAGTGGCGGCGAAATGATGGCAACTGGATCAGCGTGCCGCGCAGCGCCACCACCTCCTTTGAGGTGCCCGGCATCTACGCCGGTCGGTATGTGGTGCGCGTCAGAGCGATAAACGCCGCCGAAATCTCATCGGGATGGGCATACTCGGAAGAGAAAACGCTGACGGGGAAAGTGGGTAATCCACCAAAGCCTGTTGATTTCAAAACATCTCCTGCGGTTTTTGGCGTCGATCTGACGTGGGGCTTCCCGTCAGGTTCGGGAGATACGCTGAAAACAGAAATACAGTACAGTGATAAATCAGACGGCTCGGACGCCATGCTGCTTGCAGATGTGCCTTATCCGCAGCGCAGTTACCGGCAGCTGGGGCTTAAGGCTGGCATCCGATTCTGGTATCGCGCCCAGCTGGTGGACAGAACCGGCAACGAGTCCGGCTACACAGAGTGGATCGAGGGACAATCCTCATCCGATGCAGAAGAGATTCTCAGCTATCTGACAGGACAGATTAACAACACCCAATTGTCGCAGGATTTGCTGTCAGAGATAGACAGTAAAGCAGTGAAATCAGACGTTGACGCGGCAATAAAAGAGGCGAAGCAGCAGGCGACAGAACAAGTTGAAAGCGCCCGTAATGATGCCAGCCAGGCAGCCGACAAGGCACGCACGGAAGCTGTCGCCGCAGCGGAGGAAGGCATTGCAAAAGAGGCTCAGGATCGTGCAGAGGCGATTCAGGCTGAGGCTAACGCCAGGGCTGATGCGTTACTGAACGAGAAAAATGAACGCACAGCGGACATCACCACCGTTAAAACGTTGATTCAGACCGGGGATGAGTCGCTCGCGCAGCAGATTTCACAAATCGCGGCGGGAAGTGGCGAACAGTTCGACAGCCTCAAAATCTGGTACTTCGATACTGATAATGAAGGCTGGACGGAAGATGATGCCAGCAAAATTCCACTCCAGGTCACAGAAGATGGTTGGTTGCATGCTGCAAACTCGTCCACTTCATCCATGCGGTCGCCCGTCGATTTAGGTATTGATGCGGCTGCGTATCGTTTTCTCAAATTGCGCGTGAAAAAAGTCGGTAATCCGACCTGGCGCGGTCGCCTGTGGTGGATTGGTACAAATGAGTCGGGATGGCTGTCAGGTAGCCGGACGGTTGATGTTGCAGAGCCAGAATATGATGCAAACGGCGTTGCTACCGTGACGTTTCACGATATCAACTGGATAGGTTCTGGCAGCATTCGCCGGTTTCGTTTAGACCTGGCGATATCGCAAAACAAGGATAACTATTTTCTTGCCGACTGGATTGCGGTGGGTCGTCCGACACCGGGCGCGGGAATGGCGGCACTGCAGAATGAATCAACGGCGCGTGTTAACGCAGACGCAGCGGAAGCCACGCAGCGCAATACGCTTGCCGTTCAGCTACGCGGTGCCTATGACGGCACTGACGCCAGCAAGGTCAGTTCTGGCCTGATTTTCAGTGAGTCTCAGGCCCGAATCACAGGGGATAAAGCGGAGGCAACGGCTCGCCAGTCGCTTGAAACGAAAGTTGACGGCAGCGTGTCTGTCATTAATCAGTCTCTTGATACTCTGAATACTGCGCAACTGGCGCAGGCCAGTGATATTACCTCTCTGAAAACTGAGCTGGGTGATAAGGCGGATGCGTCTGCGGTTCAGACTTTGCAGAACACCGTCAGGGAGCAGGGCGACACGCTTTCCAGTCAGAGCGGCAGCATCACCCGACTGGGAAACGGGCTTAATACAGTAAACGAGGAGATTGATAAAAAGGCGGATGCGTCTGCAGTTCAGACTTTACAGAACACCGTCACGGAGCAGGGCGACACGCTGTTATCGCAGGGAAACAGCATTACCGGTTTGCAGAACAGCCTTGATACCACTAACGGCAATGTGACGAAGAAAGCGGATGCGTCAGCAGTGCAGACTCTGCAAAACGCGGTCACGCAGCAGGGGCAAGACATCAGCAGCCAGTCAGGGCGGGTCACATCACTTGAGAACAGTATTACTGGTGGTAACGCGATTCTGAACGGCGACTTTGCCGCAAACGTCAGCCAGTGGATCAGTTCGGGGGCGGGGTCGTCTTTCATGTGGGACAGCGAAATTAAGGCGCTGGTAAGCGGAGCCGGTTCTCTACGCGTGGCGAACAGCACGCTGATCCGCGTCGAAGCAGGACAGACGATCACGTTGGCATTCAGAACCAGAAATACAGCGGATTTCACATCTGGCTCGGCAGATACATGCGGCTTTATTGCTGATCTCAGTAGCCCAACAGTCTGGGCGCTCAAGTCTGATGCGTGGCTGAGTGCGAAAGCGAATGAGTGGGAAACGCGCAGCATAACGTTCAAAGTACCGCAGAATGCCGCTTACACCGGGCTTTGGCTGCGTTTTGCCGCAGGAACGCTGAATGCACGTACCGCGAAGGTCTATATCGATGACGTGATCGTTGTCGTGTCAAATGGCCTTGGTGCACTGTCGGCAGGCGTGTCGGCAAATGCCGGCGCTATTAACACTCTCAGTAATGCTGTGACGCAGCAGGGCGAAACCATCAGCTCTGTCTCAGGCCGCACCACTTTGCTGGAAAACAGCCTGAAAACCACGAATGAGGAGCTTGATAAAAAGGCGGATGCGTCGGCAGTGCAGAGCCTGCAGAACACCGTCAGGGAGCAGGGCGACACGCTTTCCAGTCAGAGCGGCAGCATCACAAAGTTGAATAACAGCCTCAGCGCAACAAATCAGGAGGTAGAGCGCAAAGCAGATGCCACCGCTCTGAACAGCCTGCAAAGTACCGTGACACAGCAGGGTGAGGCCATCACCAGCCAGGCCACAAGTCTTACTCAGCTGGGGACGTCGGTCGGGCGTAATACCTCGGAGATCACCAGTCTCAGTGAGACCGTCAGTGACCTGTCCGGCTCCGTTGCTTCGCAGGTCAGTGATATCAGCGCATCGAATCACAATAATGCGGAGGCTAACCTTTTCCAGACTGTAAACGGCGTTCTTGCCGATGCCAGCATCTCGTCTCTGACAAGAGTCGTCGCAAATAACGACCTTTCGTCAGCACAGAAGTTAGAAACACTCACCGCTCAGATCAATGACACAAAGGCACAGGTTCAGACCAATGCCAGCGCGATTACTACTGCGGCTGGAAAAGTCGATGCGAGTTACACCATCAAGCTCGGCGTAAACAGCGATGGCACCTACTACGGGGCGGGGATGGGGATTGGCCTGAGCAATGAAACCGGCAGCATTCAGTCGCAGGTTATCTTCACAGCTGACCGCTTCGGGATTCTGCCATCGTCTAATGGGGGTACGGTAAGTAGCGCCACGGCTCCTTTCGTTGTTGAAGGAGGTCAGGTGGTTATGAACTCGGCGGTAATTAAAGACGGGTTTATTACCAATGCGATGATCGGTTCTTATATTCAGTCGACAAACTACAGCGCCAGCGCCAAAACCGGATGGAACCTGAGTAAAGACGGCCTGCTGACTATGTTCGGTAATGGAGGCAGTAGCGGATATGTCCAGCTGGATCAGGACGGCCTGGCGGTTTACAACGCAGATGAACTTACGGTTGTTTTAGGGAAAAAAAGATAATGTCTTACGGCGCACAGATATTTATCAACGGCACGTCTTTTGACGTGCTGAATTCAATGTCCGCAAATTATATGCTGGACTTTATTACGGGCGCGGCGGGATCGAGAACCTATGATATACCGGAAGGAAAAGCGTTGAAAACTGTCACCTACACGACCGGACCTAACGACGCCACGCCTCCCACCGTTACTGTTTCAGGAAAAACGGTAAGCTGGTCGGCATCGGCAAACTATACCATTCTCGTTTATGCGGGTGCGTGATGGATGAATATACGTTAGAGATAAGGAATGACGCAGGGGAGTTTTTTGTCTCTCCTGATTTTACTCCCCTGGTACTGACGCAGGTTATCGACAGTGGCAACATTGCGCACACCGCCACGCCCGGAAGGGTGTTTATGACAAACGTTCCGGCATCACGGAAGTGCGTGATATTTTGCAAGCAGAATTACGATCTGGTTTCCTGCCTGTTTGAGGTAATAGACTCAGGGGGATATAAAGCGATAAGGCTTCATGGCAGCGCGGGATCTACCGGTTATAATAACCTCAATTGTCGCTTTTATGTTTTTTCGGATTTTGTTGCGTGGTCGCCGGACTACGGAATTTATATTTATCGTAATAAAACGATGGTTTATTCCGGCAACTGCCTCCCGCTCACAGTGAAATACTACACGCGGAATAATAACATCACAGGGAAAGCCTGCGCCGCAATTGGTGGATTTGCAAAAGTGGAGTTATACGGTATTCCGGGGAGTAATCCACCGCAGGTAACGTATTCACTTTTTTGCTATGCCGGATATTCAGGCGGGCTGAGAGAACTCCCTTACAACGTCGGCACTGCGGGTACTGCCAATCCGCCAGCATTTAAACCCACGGCGGGTTGTATCTATATCGAAACAGAAATCTACGATCAATATTACAGACAATCACTTGGATTATTTTAACTGACGACCCGCTTTGCAGGCGGGTTTTTTATTGCCCGGAGAAAATATGCCCATCTACAAAACAGGCACAATCGCAATTACTACCGGCGGCGTAGCCACCGGCACAGGGACCGCCTGGACAACAGCGTTAAACGGGCTGCGGGTCGGCCAGACAATACTTGTCAATACTAACCCGCAGCAGCAGTTCACCATTTCCGCGATTAACAGCGCGACCAGTTTGCGCGTTACACCATCACCTGCGGCAGCGATTAGCGCCTCAACTTATGCAGTTCTGATTACCGATGCGCTGACAGTTGATGGGCTTGGCTCGATGGTTTCGGAAGCCGTGCAGTATTTTAAAACGTCGCTGAGTGGCCGTGCGGCATCTGGAGCCAATACAGACATTACCTCACTGTCAAATTTGCAGACCGCGCTGAGTGTGGCACAAGGCGGCACCGGCTCGAAGGATGCGGCAAAAGCACTTGAGGCGCTGGGTGGCGTAAGCAGAACAAGCGATCAGATCATTGAAGGCTTAAAAACATTCGCATCACGGCTGACCGCCCCTTTTTATCACTCTTCTGCAGGCTATCCCGGCCTGACACTCATCTCTACCGATATAGCGGAGGCAACGATCGGCAGAACTGTTGTGATTGAGCACCACGGGAGCGGTTTATATGTTACCCGGCGTAAAGGGAATGGCTCGGACAATACTAACCAGATTCTCAACTCTTTTCCCGCTGGCGGTGGTGTACTGGCGCTGGCCTCATCATCCGACGAGCGCATCAAAACAAAAGACGGGCTTACACCAGCCGGTGCGCTTTCACGCCTTGCGCAACTCGAAGTTCACGATTTCCACTATAAGCACGTTGAACCGTATGTGCAGGAATATCAGTCGGAAAGACCACGTCGTGGTTTTATGGCGCAACAGGTTTACAGCGTGGATGAAACCTATGCAAATAAACCCACTTCTAATCTCGACAACCTTAATCCGGCAGGGGGGGAGGTCTGGGAAATTAACGAGCATGCGCTTATTGCTGATTTAGTTTTGGCGGTGAGGGAGTTGCGCACAGAGCTGGAGGAGCTTAAAACCACCCAGGCGAAAACGTAGTTATCCTTCGCACGTGTCATCGCAAATTCAAACTGCGTGATGACGGTGAGATGGTACTAACAAAAGGTAGCCTGATTGATGTGCCGACAAATAGCTGGATCGATATTCGCCTGGACATGCCACAAAAAAATGAAGAGCAAGCGGAACCTGATTCTGCAGCTTAAAACATCAGCCCGGCGTTGTCCGGGTTTTACTCCCTAAATCTCATCGAATCTCAACGTCCTATCAAAACCTATCCTTTAGTCACTTGATCACTTCTCACTGAGAAACTACTGTATACAAGCACAGTAATTTCAGGCTAATCATTCATGGCAAGACGATACGAAATCGACGCGGCTTTCCGCTCAGCCGTCAAAATCAACCCGCGCACCGGCCGAACGGTCACTACCAGAGAC